CTCAAAGTTTTAATATAGGCTCTAATCTTTTTCCTATTTTTGCAGCTGGAACTTCAATTACAGCTTCAGCAACAACAGCAACACTTGACTCTAATACTAATTTTCCTACTTCAGGTTTTTACTTTGTGCAAAGTGCAACTGTGCCTGCAGCAACAAATCCAAACTATGTGCCCGTAATTCAAAGAGAAGTTATTCAATACACAGGCAAATCTGGAGGAGCAACTTTAACAGGTTTAACTAGAGGGACAAATGCTCCTTTTAGAGGAGAAACATTTGAAAGCACAACAGCAACAGCTCATGTTGCAGCTAGTGTTTTTCCAGGTTTAGAAATACAATCTGTAACTACAAGAACTGAACAAACTGGGGCTATGCCAGCTACAAAAACAGTTAATACTGGATTCACTGTAACCTTGCCTTATAATGCAGTTGGTAATATAACAGGTGGTGGAGAAAACATTTATGTTAGCCCAATGTTAAGAGGAATATTATGATAAATTATATTTGGAATAAAATTAAAAATATGTTTAAACCTGAAAAACAAGATCCTCATCTTGTTTTGTATGAAGAAGTAAAAGAAGAAGTAAAACCAGAACACTGCACAAAACATAATAGATTTAGAAAAAATTGTTTAGCATGTAGAGAGGCAGTAGCATAATGGCTGGATTAAGTGCATCAGGATTAAAAACACAAATAAAAAGTTATACTGAAACAGATTCAAATGTTTTAACAGATGCTGTTTTAGAAAATATTATTTTAAATGCACAATATAGAATTTTTAGAGATGTACCAATTGATGCTGATAGAAAACAACAATTAGGTAATCTTGTTGCTGGACAAGAAACAATTAATGCTCCAGCAGGATGTGTATTTGTTAGAGGTATACAGGTTTATGATACAAACGGATCAGCTATTACGGGAGCTAACAGATGGCTAGAAAAAAAAGATGTAACATATCTTCAAGAGTATCAAGACATTACTGGCACTGCAGCAGCCCAAGGTCAACCTAAATATTATGCTATGTTTGGTGGTGCTACAGGAGAGTCTGATACTACTTCTGGAAGAATATTTTTTGCTCCAACGCCAAATACAACATATAGATTTAGAATTCATTTTAATGCAGCGCCTGCATTATTAGAGGGTGACAATACTAATTATATTAGTCTAAACTTTCCAAATGGACTATTATATTGCTGTCTATCAGAGGCGTATGGATTTTTAAAAGGCCCGATAGATATGTTGACTTTATATGAAAATAAATATAAACAAGAGGTACAGAAGTTTGCTAGTGAGCAAATTGGTAGAAGACGAAGAGATGACTACACTGATGGCGCTGTTCGTATACCAATAACATCAGCAAACCCGTAGGAGAATAGATTATGGCAATAACATCGGCAATATGTTCAAGTTTCAAACAAGAACTTTTACAAGGTAAGCATAACTTTGCTTCATCAGGTGGACACACTTTTAAATTAGCTTTATTCACTAGCTCTGCATCTTTAGGTGCAGCTACAACAGATTACTCAACGTCAAATGAAATTACAAATACATCAGGAACTGCGTACACTGCAGGTGGTGCAACTCTTACAAGAACAGGGGTTGGTTTAACAGGAACTACAGCATTTACAGATTTTGGTGATGTAACATACACTTCAGCTTCTTTTACAGCAAATGGTGCAATGATCTATAATACCACAACAGCTGGTGGATCAGGAACAACTGATGCAGTTGCTATCATAGCTTTTGGTGGTGACAAGACAGCTAGTAACGGAACTTTTAAAATAGAGTTTCCTACAAACGACGCGACAGCAGCAATAATCAGATTAGCATAGGAGGTCAACCATGTCGGTGACTTCAGGATGGGGCCGGTTAACCTGGGATCAGGCTAATTGGAACGAAGCTACAACTTTAAAAACAGGTTGGGGTGCACAAGCCTGGAATGATGGTGAGTGGGGTGAATTAAAAGATCAAACAATATTTCCCACTGGTTTATCAATAACATCTTCTATTGGTTCTGTAACAGTTAATGATATTAATATTGGTTTAACTGGTTTTGAAATTACATCCTCACAAGGAGAAGCTTTTGTTCCAGTCGTTATAGACGAAACATTATCTATTACATCTTCTATTGGTTCAGTGTCAGTGGTTGATATGCAAGTTGGTTTAACTGGTTTATCATCAACTTTTGCTATTGGGTCTGTGACCGTTAATGACATGACCATTGGATTAACAGGTCTTGATTTAACGTTAACACAAGGAACTGCTAAAGCACCGAACGAAACAGCTATTCTTTCTGGTGTATCAGCAACATTTAGCATAGGAACTGCTCAAGGTATTTCATCTCAAGAAGCAGAATTAACAGGCGTAGAATTTACAGCTAGTCTTGGAACTGTGGTAATACCAAACGACACAGTCCAGCCATCAGGATTAGAAGCTACATTTAGTCAAGGATCTATCATAGGATTAGGTGGTGCATTAGTTCAACCTACAGCTCTAACTATGACAACAAGCGTAGGTTCTTTAACGGTAGAAGAAGGTTTGGGATTAACTGGTGTATCTTTTAGTGCTAGTGTCGGATCAATTTCACTACCAGATATGCAGGTTGGATTAACTAGTCAAACCGCTACATTTAATATTGGAGCTGTTGATATATTTGCTTATGGTGATGTTGACACTGGCTCAAATACGTCTTATAACAACGTTTCAACTGGATCGAATGATACATATTCGGATGTTGCAACTGGATCAAATACAAGTTATAGTGACGCTGCATAGGAGATAAAAATTTATGGCATCTACATATACGCCTCTCGGTATAGAACTTCAAGCAACTGGTGAAAACGCTGGTACATGGGGGACGAAAACTAATACAAACCTACAAATTATCGAACAGGTAGCTGGTGGTTTTACACAACAAGCTGTTTCAGATTCTGGAGATACAACATTATCTGTTTCAGATGGGTCAACAGGTGCAACGCTTTCACATAGAGTTATAGAATTTACAGGATCATTAACAGGAGGAAGAAATGTAACAATTCCTCTTGATGTACAAAATTTTTATATTTTAAGAAATGCAACATCAGGTTCTCAAGTTGTAACATTTAAATATGCTAGTGGAACTGGAACTTCAGCAGCAGTGCCAAACGGTAAAACTGTAATTGCATATGCAAAAGCTGATGATGGCACAAATCCAAATATTACTATGCAGGAATTTGGAGGAGATGTTGTTGATGATACATCACCACAATTAGGTGGTAATTTAGATACAAACTCTTTCATGATAGATTTTGATGATGCTCATGGTATCAGAGATGAAAATGGAGCAGAACAATTAATTTTTGAAACAACTAGTTCTGCTGTAAACCATATAGATATTACAAATGCTGCTACAGGTGCTGGTGCACAAATTGGTGCAGTTGGAGATGATTCAAATCTTAATCTACGTTTAAGACCAAAAGGAACTGGTCTTATTGAAGCCATGGGTGGAGATAATCCAGGGTCAATTCAACTTAACTGTGAACAAAACTCACACGGAATTAAGCTTACTTCACCTCCACATAGCTCTTCACAAAGCTATGAAATTAAATTTCCAACATCAAATATAACAGCAGGCACATTTTTAAAGGTAGATAGTATTACAGGGTCAGGAACAACGGCAGTTGGTCAATTAACCTTTGATTCTTCACCAGCAACAACAGGAAAAGCTATTGCAATGGCAATCGTTTTCGGATAAAAGGAGTAAATTATGGCAAACCCAAATATAGTATCAGTAACAAGTATTAAAGGTGAGTCGGTTGGATATAACTTAACAGCCACTACAACTACAACTCTGTTGACAGTAGCTTCAGAGAAAATTGTAAAAATAAACAGAATTACATGTGCCAACGTTGATGGTACTAACGCAGCAGATTTAACAATATCTGTTGTAAAAGCAAACTTCACTCCAGATGGTATTTCAAATTTTGATACTTCTGGAACTTTTTTCTTAGCAAAAACAATATCGGTTCCAGCTGATGCAACGCTAGTAGTTTTAGACACACCAATATATTTAATGGAAGGTGATGTTTTAAAAGGCGGAGCAGGTGCAGCATCGGATCTAGATTTATTCGTATCATATGAATCGATAGACGACGCGTAGGAGGTTTAAATTATGGCTGGTAATGGCGGAATAATTGGACCTGTAAATACAGTACAAGCACAGCAATGTATTTCTGCAAAAAAAACTACATTTACATCATCAGGCACTTTCACTGCACAAGCGACTTCTGAAGCTGATTTTTTAGTTGTTGGTGGCGGAGGTGGTGGAGCTTATCGTGGAAATGGTGGTGGAGGAGCAGGTGGTTATAGAGCATCAGGATGTTTTACACCAAGTCCAACACAAGCATCAGCAGTTCCTGTAACATCAGGCACTCCTTATACAATTACAGTCGGTGGAGGTGGTGCTGGTTCAACTGGAACTGGTAATAACGGTGGAGATGGATTTCAAGGAAGTAATTCAGTTTTTTCAACAATAACAGGAACAGGTGGTGGAGGTGGAACTTATGGCACTACAACACAACCAACTAATGCTGGTGGGTCTGGTGGAGGTGGTGCTGGTGGACCATGTTCGGTAGCTGGAGCAGGAAATACTCCTCCAGTAAGTCCTTCTCAAGGTAATAATGGTGGTACTGGTCATCCAAGTTATGGTGCTGGTGGTGGCGGTGGAGCTAGCGCTGTTGGTAATAATGCTCCAGGTTCAACTGCTGGAACTGGTGGCGCTGGTGTAGCAAATACAATTACAGGATCTTGTGTAACTTACGCTGGTGGTGGCGGTGGTGGTTCTGAATGTTCAGGATCAGGAGTTTCTGG